GGATCATCTCCTCGGTTTCCGCGTCAGACCAATGCTTGTAGCGGCGCGAAGACTGGCCGGTCATGAGCTTGTCCCTGCCGACTCAGCAAACAAATCGAAGCTCGAAACCAGTGCAGTACGTAGGTTCTCTACCGCCTGCCTGTAATAGCTCTGCTTGAGTTCGACGCCGACAAAGCGCCGGCCGGACTTGATAGCTACATGACCCTCGCTGCCGATGCCGGCAAAAGGCGACAGAACCACGTCTCCCGGATTGGTCCAAAGCTCAACGCCGCGCCTGATCACTTCGAGCTGCAACGGGCAGATGTGCCGCTCGTCGTCGTGCTCGCGTGCGCTCATGTACTGCAGGGTGTCTGACGGGTTTATGTCCATCCATACCGGACTCGCGACTTGTTGCCAACGGCTAACAGGGTAGGATTCGTGCGTGTGCGTCACGCGGTCAGGCTGGGCGCCTGGCGCGCGCATCGTAATTAGATAGTCCGGCAATCCTTGCCGGCACATGGCGGCATTTTCCCGCACCGACTTGTGCAGTAAACCAAGGGCTTTGGTGCGCTGCATCTGCGTGACCGGGTCTTTCCATATCACTACTTCGGAGTGGTAGATGAACCCGGCCGACTGAAATGATCTGATCATCTCGCCGCGGAAGTCCTTCAAACCGATGTATCCGTCCCGCTCTTTGCTGGCCGGAAACTGCATGCAATGAAATGAGACATTGCGGCCCGGCTTCATGACGCGCAGCAGTTCGGAAACAAGAAATCCGAAGTGCTCAAAGAACTCCTCGTTCGTCTTGCAATTTCCCATGTCGCGCGGGCTGTTGCTGTACGTGTAGAGGCTGGCGAACGGCGGCGAAAAGATGCTGTAGTCGATCGAGTACGACGGCAGCCCTTGCAATACCTCAACGCAATCTCCGTGGAACAGAGTCCATCCGTCGCCGGATTTCTGGGCAATGCACTTCATGCTTGCGATCCATGGTAGTGGTTGAATGCGCGCCGCACGCAGTAGCTGCGCGCGATGCTGATGGCGGTGTATATGGCGCCGATGGCGATGTTGTCGGACAGGCTTATCGCGATCCCGAACAACGGCAAAATGGTTGCGTTGGCGACCAGCGATACGCCATAGCCAATCGCCACGTTGGCCACTGACTCGACGGCGCTTTGCTTCTTCGTCTGGATCATGCGGCAGCCTCGACGTTCTGGCAGATAAACGACGGCAGGAATATCGGACGGTCCGGCGTGTATTCGTTCGTTTCCTTCCTTGATCCGAGAACCGAATCGCGCACCTCGGCAAGCGTTTCGCGAGACATCGCCTCAGCCATGGCCTGCGACGCTTCCTGCTTGCGCTTGATGTTGGCGACAACGGCGCCGTCCTGATTGCTGGCAAAGACGTGGATATGGACCGGCCGCTTTTGGCCGAATCGCCAGGACCGGCGTACGGCCTGGTATAAGCCTTCGTACGAGTCATTGACTCCGACGAATGCTTGATTCGCGCAGTGCTGCCAATTCATGCCCCAGCCGCAAATCTTCTGCTTGCTGACGAGAACGCGATGCGCACCCGACGAGAAACCGACCATGCGGCGCTCTTTCACGTCGTTGGCGTCTGCGCCAGCCACTTGCACGGCGCCGCGAATGGCGCGCTCCAGCATGTCTCCCTCGTCGTTGAGGTCGCACCAGACAATCCACGGCTCATCGCTCGCATTGACGAGATCCGCGCACGCCTTGATGCGTGCATCCATGCTGTCGCGCCTCGCCTGCCGGCGCTCGGTCAGCGTCTGCGCTTCAGGAGCAAATAGGCCATGCTCCGGTTTATGCTCGATCTCGACAGTGTGCTGATGCATGGTAAGTGGCGGCAGTTCGTACGCACTGGCGTCGTATCCGAGATCCGCGGGGCTGCGAATCATGGCGCCCCATGAAGCAACCCAACGCCAGAATACGGCGCGCGCGTGGCCTTTCAGTCGCCATACGCTAGTGTCGCCACCATCATGCACGAAGAACTCTGCGAGCATTTCCGACCGGCTGCGCACGCCGAGGAATTCAGCGTGTGTGCCGAGTTCGGTCCAGTCGTTTGGCGATGGAGTCGCCGTGCAGCAGAGCTTGTACGGCGTCGCTCGAAACGCGTCCATCAGCAGCGATAGCGTCTTGCTTGCATGCGACTTGATGATGCTGGATTCGTCGAGTGCGACACCGGCAAACTGCCGCATGTCGAACTTATGCATGCGGTCGTAATTCGTGATGTTGATGCCGTCCGTCACGTCGCATTCTTCGCGCACATGATCGACGCGAATGCCCATCAGCAAGCCCTCGGCGACGAACTGCTGCGCCACGGCCAGAGGGCAGAGAATCATCACAGGACGGCCCGTGCGGCGGTGCACCACGTCTGCCCAGGCGATCGCCATCCGCATTTTCCCGAGTCCGGTATCGGCAAAGATCGCCGCTTTTCCGCGACGCAACGCCCATGCGGTCAAGTCGCTCTGGTGAGGGAAGAGTGCGTAATCGCGCAGATCGGCGTCGATGCCGTCCCACTGCACCATGCCGAGCTTGCGCGCGACGAAACGGGTATAGTCGGTCATGCGCCTGCTCCGGATATTCGCCGCGATGGGGAGTCCTCCAGAAGGCGGAACTGGTACAGGACGTCGTCGAGCGCTTCGTGCAGATCGGCAACCGAATCGGCGACGACGTCGGCGTCTGCGACCAGGCGCATCTGTTCCTGGAAACTGGCGTATCCGGCCCTAGCGCTCCTCTTCGCGCCAGGCCGGACGATGCGCAAGAGCTTGCCGTCGAACTGCTGCAGCATCTTGGCCTCGTGGACAAAGCGGATGTCGGTAAAGACGAAACGCCGTTTGCTGTCGAGAAGCGCGGTCATGGTGTGCACCGCCCTATCACACCAGACCTGCAGGTAAAGCTCTGTTTGCCCCCACGTGGTGCCGAGCGACTCGAGAAGTTGCACCGGGGTTTTGCCGAGCCAGTGAATCACCCGCTCTTTGCGCTCCGGGCTGAAGTCGGCGTCGGTCAACCCGAGCATCGCCTTGAGCCCGGCGCGAAGGGGATCAGCGAAAGCGATCGGGTGGAACCCGTGCACGTCCGCCAGGTAGCGCGCCGCCGTGTCTTTGCCGTTGAATGGCTGCCCGGTCAATCCGATAATCTGCATGCTGTGCTCCTCAAAACCAGTCAATGGGGCGGGTCGGCGTCGGAATGCTCAGGCTGTCGCGGCGATCGTGCAGCGCCTGCGCTGCCCGGTCTGCTGCCGCGCGTTTTTCGTCGAGACTGTGCAGCTCGCCCATCCAATAGCTGCAGTCATCGAGGGCCAGGCGAATCTGGGCGGCCGCGTGGTCGCGGGCGGCTTGCAGGTCGTACTGGTGGATGCGCGACGCGGGAATGCGCAGGCCAAGACCGAGGCGCAGGGCTGCGCGGCAAGCGCGTTGAATGGCCTGGCCGATGGTCTGCCGCAGTGTGCTGCGGGGCTGGCGCTCAGGCGCCGTGTGGGTGGCAAGGTCGCAGGTTTTCATGCTTCTGAATCTCCCAAGATGGGCCGCGTCGCGCGAAAGCCGACGCTGACATATTCGCCATGCAGCAACGCCGCGTAGAGTGCAAACGCGCCGGCGTCTTTGCCGCTGCGGCAGCCTCCGCCGCGAATCAGCCCGCGGTCGTCCCACACCATGCGATGTGCGCCGGCCCTGGGAAAGATGCCCATCCCAGAGCTGCGCGGTTCGCACGGGGCCGTCATCACGCTTGGCGAGTCCGCGTCGACGATGCCGGCAACGCCATCCGGGCCGCCCTGCACGTCGTCGTAGACCCACGACCAGGCGTTGCCGCCGAAGTCGCAGATGCGCTCGCCGTTCGACAGCACCTTCCAACGGGTTTCGGCCTGATCGTCCGGCTGATACATGCCCGACACGGGCGCCAAGACGCTGCGCTTCCGCAGGCCCTGCAAGAGCTTGCCCTCGCCGATGGCGCCTCCTGTCCAGTTGGCGTTCTGGCCGGCGACGTCGTGAGCGATCGCCAGCCATTGCTGCTCAGTGATCAGCGACCAGCCAGCGGCCCGGCAGGCGGCCAGGGCGGTCAGGTACGAAATGCGCACCCACGGCGTTTGGGATGCCAAAGATGCCGCGCGGGGAACGCGCGAGTCGTGAGCCTGGCTGCAGAGAAACTGCGACGCCTCGAACGGCGGAACGACGAT